CGGTCGCGCTCATTCACGGCTTTGCTTTTGGCTCGTGCTCGTGCGCCGGTGTCGTCGACTTGGGCTGCTCCATGGCCCTAGTCGAATAATCGCCTCGGCCTGCTGCCGGCTTGTTTGCCTCGGCCTGCCGCTTGACGTGCGGCTCGCCTTCAACCGGCGAGCCGTCATGCTCGTGTTCGATGACATGCTCACCCGACGCAGCGAGATCATTCTCGGCTTGAGTGGGGGTTGGCTTCACCGCACTCTGCGCTTCGCGCTGCTCGGCCTGGGTTTTCTCTCGCGCGGCTCGCTCGTCGGCGAGACGCTTTTTCACGTCTTCATGCTCTGCCATTTTGCTAACTCCTATGTTGCCAGGCTACCAGGTGACGCCCGCCGCCCACGCCACGACGCCCGTGCGTCGCACCGTCCAGTTTATTGGCAATAAAAGCCGCAGCGCGTAGGAGTTCGTCTGAAACATCGACTTGGCCGGCGCGCCAACAACATTTGGCGACCCAGTCGTGCCGATATCTCCCGGCGCCGTGTCATCGAAAACAAGCGTGGCCTGGTCGCTGATTTCGAACCGCGGAGCCTCGCCACCGACCGAGACGAAGTCTGCGGCGTCGATCACGATCACCGTGCCGACCGGCACAGAACCGGAGTCGATCACCGGCCATCCGCTCAATCGCTTTTGGCTGATCTCGTCGCGGAACGGGAAAACGCCCGCGCCTGGCGCCGCGGTCAGGCCGATGCTGTTGACCTGTTGCGGGTTCATGAGCCATGCCGGTTTGCGGACATTGCCCTTGGTTCCCGTCAACAGCGCGCCGGTCAACTGCTTGATGTCGCCGGTCAACGCCGTAAAGCCGCCGCCGGCCGTTGGCGTCAGTCCGCTGACGGAGTTCAAAATTCCGGCAGGCCGCACCGTCGTCGCCGGATTGGCATCGATCAGGACGCTGTCGAGCGCAATCGACGTATCCATCTGCACCGCATCGCGCAGCAGGCCCTCGATTGCTGGCTGGCTGTGATCCTCAAGCTCCTGGCTGAAGGTCGTGATGACGGCCATCTTTTTCGGCGTCAGCGTCTGCGACGTGAACAAACCTTGACGAACCGGGATGGGAAGTCCTTCACCGACGAACGATCCGGCGATCGTCGGCGTGTTGGCCCGCGTCGGGATGACGATCTTGCCGTAGGGACCGAAGCTTAGCGACAAGCCCAGCGCCGACAATCGTGGAAAGATCGACGACGGATAGAGCGCGTCCATAAACGCCGTATAGGTCGTCTGGGCCAGTTCCGCCGCCCATCCGGTCAGGGTAGTCGTCGCCGGCACGGTCGAGGCGCGCATGTGCCAGGCGAGCGCCGCCCTATGCAGTTCGTCGTCGCCGTAGATTTCGCGCATGACGACGTCGAGCGGCTTGTGCTGCCGGTGCGCAAACAATTGCACGACGCCCATTCGCACGAGCAGATCGAGCGGGTCGATCTTTTTCGCCGGCGCAAGGCTGAAGGGCCGCGGCGTGGCCTTGTCTCTCTGCGGCACGGGAACGGCGGGCGCCTGATGTAGAGCCAGCGACCTCCCGGGCGAATGGCCGCCATCGGATTCGGCACCGAGATTGCGCTCGGATTCCCGCAACGAAGCGAGCGCGCGCTCCTCCTGCCTGATCTTCTGGTTGATCTCGTCGGAAACCCCGAGCTGCGTGTCGCTGACGTTGCTGTCGTCGAGTTTGTCGTAATGGTCCTGAAGCTGGTCGCGAAGCGCATTGAGGCGCTGCTCGCAAGCAGTTATCCGTTGAGCAAACGACGTCATTGTCGTGCCCTTTCCTGTTCGTGATCGCGTATCGGCTTGCCCGCCGGTGTTCCCGCGCCGTGCGATCCCGCGTCCTTTGCCTTTCCCGGCGAAAACGAGATCGATCGTCGTGGGCGAAATCTTGAGCGACTTGGCGATGGCCAGCGCATTCGGGTTTGCCGGCACCGAGACCAGGCTGGTCTCGACCAATTCAGCCTTGGTGAAGAACATGCCGTAATCGGATTCCGGCCGCGGCCTGGATTCCTTCGGGCGGAAACCGACGCTGACGGCGCGCAGAATGCCGGCGTCGATCAGCTTGCGGATTTCGTCGATGCGGTCGCTGGTGCCGGCGGGCGCCAGCTCGAGGTGTCCGCGCAACTGCTTGTCGATGACGCGAACGCCCGACCACTTGCCGATCGGCGCGTTGCTGTTGTGGTTGAACAGGGCAATCGGGTTTTTCTGGAACGACGCCAGATCCCAGGCGCTCGCCATGATGACGTCGTCCATGCGGTCGGGCGTTTCGTCCGACAGCACGAACTCCAGGCCGTTGACCTGGCCGGCGTGGGTCTTGTAGCAGACGTCCTTTGCAGCGCCCTTGTCCTCGTCCCAGGCGTCCTCCCAGATCAACTGGCATACGTCCTGGTCGCCGAGCTCATCGCCGCAACGGCTCATGAAATCGATGTAGGACTCGTCGAGATCGGGATAGAGTTGGCGCTGCAACTTTCGCATGGCTATTCCTTCCCGCGGGGATGCAGGTTCGGCAGACTCGGTGGTTCGGTTAGGCGCGTTGCGGTGGCCCGCTGGGGGCGAAACCCAGCGGGCCGGGAGAGCCACTGACCGCGAGGGTAATCACGGCCAGTGGCAACAGAACTAGGCAGCGGTCTCGACAGCAATCGCGAATTTGCAGTCCTCGCGCTGCGCGACCGGGTGACTGCGCGAGCCCGAGCGGAACTTCACGAAGGCGATCGACTTCGTCCAGCGCTCGCCGATCACGATGCCGGTGCTCGGCTTCGCCGAGACCGTGATCTCGGTGCCATCCGGCCCAAACAGATCATTGTAAAAGTTGCCGTCGCTCGAAACCTGAAACGTGAGATTTGCCGGCGTGAACTCCTGCGGCACGGTGATCCGCACGATGCTGCCGCCCGAGCAGTCGGCACCATCGGAAAGCGACTCGCCAGCCTTGATGGTTGGCCCATCCACGATTGTGAGCGCCATAGTTCAGCTCCTGTTTGCCGGATGATTCGGGTCTATCGGCCAGCCGTCGTCGCCGACCTCGATGCTGTGGCCGCGGGTTTCGATGAAACGCTTTTGCCTGTCGTGACAGCTCGCGCACAGCGATTGCAGCTCGCCGAGCACGAACTTGTTCCAGTCGCCGCGGTGGGGCTTGACGTGATCGACCACGGTTGCCCGGGTAACCGCGCCGCGTTTCGCGCAGAATTTACAAAGCGGATGCTCGCGTAATTGAAGCTTCCGTCGGCGCAGCCAATAACGGCCGGTGTAGAAATGATGCCAGGACCCTGGATCACGCACCTTGCGACGCCGCTATGCTCTGCTTGGTGACGAGGTAGAACCGCCGGTCGTGTTCCTGCAGCACCTCAGCACTGCGTCGACCGGAACGAAATCTGAGATGAGCCGCCATCATCAAGAGATTGGGATCGACATTGATCATCGTGCCCGGCACGACATTGAAGCTGAACTCGTTACCCTTGCCGTCGAACAGGTCGTAGTAATTGTCGCCCTCTGTGGACACCAGAACCGACACGACGGCGGGAGTCCACTCGTCCGGCGTGATCAGGCCGACAACGTAGGAGCCAGCCAGCGACAACACCGCTGAATAGGCTTGACCGGCATCAAAGATCGGGCCGTACAGCGTATTGAGCGGCGGACTGCGTTCGGCCATGGGTTATCCAATCAACGACATGATATCGATCGGCTTCGCCAGCCGATCGCGTGCCCGCAAACCCATGAGCATTGCGAGCGCCACCGCGCCGTCGATGCGGAATCTTGCCTTGTCCTTGTCGAGCTTGCGGTTGCCGGCCGGGTCGAGCACCGTGACGGCGTTCGCCATATTCCAGTTCAGAATAGGATTGCCCGGATGGACGAGCTTGCGCTCCATCACTGCGAGCTCGAGCGCATCGATCGCCGGTCCCATGTCCTTGAAACCCTGGCCCCACGGGATCAGCCGCAAGCCGTCGCCGCCCTGCCGATGCTTCGCAGTTGGGTGACCTGGTTTGTTGTCGGTGTCCTCGTAGGCCTGCAAGCCGACGCGATCGAACTCGCGCAACAGATCGTTGATCCGCCAGCGGTCATAGGCCATGCCGCGGACCCTGTAGCGGCGCGTCAGCTCGGCGATGAAGCGCGCGATAGTTTCGGGATCGATCGTCTTGCCGGGACTGAGATGCAGGTTGCCGGTTTCCGCCCACTCCCTGTAACGATGCGATCCCGAACCGAAATCACGACCGGAATGCTCGGTGAGCCACTCGCTCGGCTTCCAGAAGTGCGGCATGACCCGGCACGGATCGTCGATCGAGCCGACCATCAGCGCCGTCAAGTCGACCGTGTTCGACAGGTCGAGCGCGAGATAGACCTCCTCGCCGTCCCTGATGCGCGGCTCGCCAATGCACGCCATCCATTCGGCGCGGCTGATGAGCGAAGCGATCGGCGCCACGCGCTGATTGAGAAACAGATTCCGCACCTTCGGCTCTTCCGCCGGCATGCGGACGGCCTTGCGTATCGCGGTCGCGAGGTCCTCGTAGTCGCGAAACTTGTCGAGCGCCGGATTGGCCTTGCGCCACTGCGCCTCGTCCGCCAGGTCGCAGTCCTCGTCCGCGGCGTAGAGATGGCAGACGATCGCCGGATCGACTCCGCTCAAGCCGTCGTCGATCAGCTTCGAAAGGACGTGCTCCGGATCGTTCGACTGCGTGCTGATCGCAATGAATAGCGGTTCTTCGCGCGCGCCGAAGCTGGTATCGAGCACGTCGTAAAGATCGCGGTTCTTGGCCTGGGCCAGCTCGTCGTAGATAACCACGCTCGGCAGATAGCCGTGCTTGGTCCCGGCCTCGGCGCTGATGGCGCGATACACCGAGCCGGTGCGCCGCGCGATCATCGTCTTCGTCGACGGGACCACCTCGAGCTCGGCCGCGAGGTCGGGTTCGAGGTCGACGATCTGCTTCGCAAACTTGAACACGATGCCCGCCTGGTCGCGATCATTGGCGGCGGAATATATCTCGCCGTGTACCGTCGCCTCGGGCCCGATCAGGTGCGCGAGCACGATCGCGGCGATCAGCGCGGTCTTGCCGTTCTTGCGCGCCATCGACAGGATTGCACGGCGCACCGCGCGCCGCGTGCCGATGTGCGGCTCGTAAATGTCGCGGATGAAATCCTTCTGAAACGATTCGAGCTTGAACGGCTTGCCCTGGCCGGTGCCCGACGGAATTGTCAACTGCTCGATGAAGCGGATCACCGCCTTTGCACGCCCGCGGCCTTTCGGCGTGCGCTTCGTTTTATTTTCCACCGGTCATCATCTCGCTGCCTTCGGCGGTCATCATCTCATCGCTGCGAAATACATTCACACCGCCGGTGAGAAGCATAAACGGCACGCCGGAAGGAAATATTGCCTTGAGGCGATTTCGCAGCGCGATTATTTGGTCCTTATCGAGCAACAAGTCGCATGTGAAGACCAGGAACTCTCCCGGCTTCAACGAAAACTTTTGCAATCTGATGTGATGCGTGGCCTCGTCGATCATTGCATTACACTCGCGCTCGAACTGTTCAAATGCCTCCTGGTATTCACGACTGCGCATGTCTTTAACCGGCGAGGAGTCCAGCAAACTTGCTCTGCGAGTTGTCGCCGTGGATGCCGGCCGAGATGCGGCTGCGCGCGGCCGGCGTCAGGCCGAACTCCGCCGCATAGCGGACGACATCCGCGGCGTGCTTGCGCACGATCGACACCAGCGGATTGACGATGGAGTCGCCGTACTTACTCTTGATGATCATGCCGTTCATGACCGGATCGCCCGACTGCATGCGATGCAGCGACTCCGCCGCCATCTTCCACTGGCCGAACGCGTAGCAGTAGGCGGCGAGCGCCGGCACGTCGACCTTGGTCAGCAGGCCGAGCCGGTGCAGCTCCGTCGCCGTGCGCCACCACTCGTCGGCCGCATAGCCGGTCACGAACGACGGCGGGTCCGGCACATCGGTGAATGGCTCGGGCTGCGGCTCGTCCTTGTTGAGCGGGCGCTTGCCGGTGTTGCCACGCAAGAGCTTGAGATGCGTCGGAAT